ACTTTCATTTCTTTTAGATCAATAGAAGGCACAGTTTTAATATTACCTGCACTTGACATAAAGTATTTATGATGGCAACGCATAGGATAAGCGACGGATCCCCCACCCCATGATCTAGCAATACTTGTTCTTGTAGATGGTCTTAGATAATGTAAATTACCACCAGAGAATTGTTTCTTAGGTAGATCTACATCAGTTACCAATACCATAGGGAATTTATCATAATACTGCAATCCCTCAGTTTGTGCAGAATATGAAAAAAATATAACATCACCTACATTGAAACCTCTGGAATCTTGTAGTCCAAACATGAACTGGGATCGATACCATTCTTTGGATTGCCTGCTACCACCAGCAAGATCTTTGACATCGTTGAAGATACTCATACCTTTAATTCGTGTTCGGTCAGTATCATAAATTTCATTCTTCTATCAAGACAATACTCTTTCGCCGCTTTCCACTTAGCATCATTCACAGCATATGTCTTCACTTCACTAATATATCTTTTAGTTATTCTCTTAGACTTCTTCGGCGGTAAGGTTTGTGCAGCGGGTTTAACCTCAATGATGTACTTTTCAGTCTTGCCAGTTTTAGTTCGTGCTCGGACATAAAAGTCTGGAAAATAACGATGGGGACGGTTATCGACAGGACTGATATATGGAATGACGATCTCTTCACTACCCCATTCAAGAACGTTCTCATTCTTATCGCACCACATCATGAACTTTCTTTCCCATAAACTTCTATAAATAATATTTGTGGGATCACCTTTATACTTATGAGTGTTTGACGGTCTAAACTTTCCTGAATAACTCATGCCACAAAAGAATAAAAAAGCAAATAACAATCCTCAAACTGCCAAGAAGAATGGTGGATTGGGAAAGATTGGTAGTGATGGTGCTAGACTTATTTATCCATTACAGTTACCTCGTGGTCCGAGAAAGAGGGGAGACGGGTCAATATCTAACCGAGCCACAAGTTCTACACGTAGTATGGACTACTTGAAGTTCTCTATCTACGACTCGGAGAAGAATAATCCCTATACTTATGCTGGTCAACCTGGTAAGGGTGGCGGTAAAGCAAAGACAGGTACAGCAGATCAGATCATGAAGTCTGTGTACTTATACTTACCACATGATTTGAGTGAGACATTCAGCACTACTTATGACAAAGCAACACTAGGACCATTCGGTGCTGCTGTTGTGGAAGCAATGAAGAATAATGATATGTCAAGTATTGTTGATAAGGTGCAGGCAGGGGCAAATGCAGCAAAACCAGAGATTGCGTTTAGTGCAGTCTCTGGTATCTTCAATGGTTTGAATAATTTTGCTGGTACTGATGGCAGTCTGGATAAGAACCAGATGGCAGCATTAGCAAAGGGTAAGGTATTCAACCCATACCAAGAGACAGTGTTCAAAGGTGTTAACTATCGTTCTCACAACTTTACCTTTGATATGGCACCACGTAATGAAAAGGAAGCAGAGAACATTATCAAAATTATTCATGCACTCAGGGATGCAATGCTACCTGGTACAAGTGGTGAGGCAGCAAGATGGTTAACTATCCCACGTTTCTTTAAGGCAGAACTGATTAGATACAATCCAAATGGTAGCAGCAAGACTGCAAAGGGTGGAGGTGAGATATCTCGTCCTGAAACATTGTCAACACTACTTACATATCCTGTAAACATGGTGTTGACTAACATGCAAGTCAATATGACACCATCAGGACAGAATAGTTCAATTAGAGGTCTTGCTGATGATGGTACAGACTTCGGTCCTGCATCATACAGAATGACATTGACATTTGATGAGACTGCGTTCATCACTCGTGATATGTACAAAAACGGCGGTAAGAACAAATGACACATTATTTTGAACTAGTCCCAAACGTAAAGGTACGCATATCTTCTTTTAGGAAGAATAATGTTGAACCTTACATTGTTGCTAAGAATATCTTCCGACGAATCAAGATTCGAGATATTGTCCAAGAGGATATCTTAGGTTTTGAGCAATATTCTATTGTTAATAATGAAAGACCTGATCAAGTTGCAAATGAACTTTATGGTGACCCAGAATTAGACTGGGTGATATTGCTATGCAATAACATTATTAACATTTATAATGAATGGCCTATGGATGAGCAAGAGTTATATCAGTATGTTGATAGTAGATATAATAGTAATATCAATCAAATCCATCATCATGAAACTTTTGAAGTAAAGAGTGATCAAGGTGATACTCTCTTACATGAAGGTACCATTGTTAATAGCACTTTTAGGTATTATAGACCTGATGGAACACTGGTAACTCCCATCATATATCCAGTATCAAACTGGGAACACGAAAGGAATCTAAATGATGAGAAAGCGAATATTTGGGTTTTACGTAATGATTACGTAGAACAGTTTGTTGATGAATTTGAAAGTCTTCTTGAATATCTACCAAGTGAAGAAATTGGTGATGGTGATCAGGTTAAGATGACACCAAATTCTGTCCAAGAAGTATTCATTACTCAGAAGGACATATATTCTACTCAGTATGGTCTCTCACCATCGATTGCATTTGCTGGACAGCAAGAACTTGGTTCTAGAATTATTCGTACTACAACGTTAGATTCTGGGGCAACAGTTACTAGTAGTGCTAGCAGTAGTGCTGCATCTGAGAACCTTGTGAACTCTTCTGGTGTTGTGGCAGGAACCACAGATGCTAGTAGCACTTCTAATAGTAACAGTTCTAGCAGCAGCAGTTCCTCTTCCAGTAGCAGCAGCAGTAGCAGTTCCTCGTCTAGTTCTGGATCTTCTGGTTCTAGTGGGTATGGTGGGTACTAAGTAGACCCTTGTCACCCAACCAATGTAGGGTTTCCTTCATATCCCCAAGATGTCTGACACCGATCGACACTTGGGGATATGTTGCTTCTGGACCAAACTCATTCTCAAAGGATCTTTGAGAAAAATGTTCATTTAGACGATATTCCAGAAATTCGCCACCTAGCGAGTATAGCAGTGATGCCATACGCTCACACTCTTGACTTCCGTTTGAATAAATGACTGATTTCATTCTGGGTCCTTATATGTAATTGTGATTTTATGATAAACTTCATCTCGGTTGTCACTGTTGTAAACACGACAACGATCGATCTTAGCATCTAAGATCTTCACCACATTATCTATCTGTAAATTAACTACGAAATCTTTGAATACAGGAGTGAGTCCTATCTTATTAGATCCTGGTGCGTTAAAATCATCCATTACTCAATACCTTTGGGGAAAGTGTCAATCTCAGTCAATTCATAGTCCCAGTCTTCCATGACTGTATTAGCATAGAAACGATCTGAAAGCATTTCAATTTCTTTCTCTGCATACTCTCTGGTTGGTGCTTCCAACCAAATATCAATCACTTTACCAAGTCTAAGTTTCTTGATATCTAACTCAGACAATCGCTTACTACCATCTCTCACAGCATTACCTGGTGAGTCATCAACCTGTGATCGTAGTCGGATGAATACTAATGCTTTAAACTTCATTTCTTAATGGATTTCAACCAACAAGGTTTACAAAGGGGAACCATCCTCAATTGAGGGCACTGGTTCGCTGGTGTCATCTTACCACACCCAGAGCATTTTGTCTCCCACATCTTCATAATGTTCTCTCCAATCGGTTTGTTGCTTGATCTGGGAAGTCCCTAGGACGACTATCAGTAGCATTATCAGTCTTAGGTGAACCTTCATTCGCCTTCATTGTATGCTGATAATTAGGTCTTGGATATCTAATACAGAATGGATCAGGCATCCAATAGGTAACTTGCCATTCTTGTTCAGGACACAATTCAAGATGTTTCTCTACACTATGAGAGAAAATACCAATTTGAATGTATCCATCGTGACTCAGACATCTGCCATTACCAATGTCAACTAGGAATAGCATTTTACTGCTCATAGCACTTCTTGCTCGGGATTGAGGTTTTTGACGAATTGGATAGGATCCTTTTCAGACTTATGAACGTAATGATAACGTATACACTGAAATTCAGGATCCCATGTTGTTATCACTACGTAGTCTTTTTGCATGTGTGCTTGGTAACTAGGTCATTCAGTTGTTTCTTATTCAACTTGTTAAGTTGAACTCTCACATGATTAAGGAGTTTTTCCTTACATTCTGTTTTGGTCATAGATTCTCATACAGTCGGATTAACTTAGCAACTTGTTTCTTGTCAGTTCCTTCTGGGGCATTTCGCAAACATCGTAAAATACACTCAGAATCAGTGATAGTGGGTTTTATCGAAAAACCCCATTTGTCAACTTCACCCTCCGTAGGTGCCTCAACATAATCAAATTCACTTGGCATTAGTCTCGTTGTCTCCAATCATCAGGTTTGTCAGTGTGGAACCAATCCTTAATATCATCAGCATCAGTGAATCCCTTCTTATGGTTGGATGGGTCGGGATCACCTAATCCCATCCTATTCAGAAAATCATCGGTACTACCTTCCTCAATCTTATAAGTGATTTGACGCCGTGCCATCTTTAACATCTCATTGGCAGATGTATTGGCTTTCGCAAGTTTGTTTGCCCAGATCATATCTGATAACTTCACTTCTTCTCCATTTGCAATGCACTTACAGATGAATTCCATTCGTAGGCGATAAGCAGTTGATAACATTAATTACACCCTTTATCATTGATATTTATGAAAAACCTCTGGGGCAAAAAAACACCCCGAAGTTTTTTTCGGGGTATTTGGTAACTAGAAGTCGAATTTCAAAATCAGATCTGTACGGTGATCGTAGTAGTGTCCATGCCCATCGTGTCGGTGCTCCCACCTACGATGGCGGTGGTATCGTCCACGAGGTCTGTGACAATGGGTAGCATCATATTTCCAGTGGTAGTGGCAGGAGTGGTGGCGGTGACCACCATGCCTACCATGTGCTTCCACTGGTGCTGCTGCGAAGAGAGCAGCACTGGCAATAAGAAGTAATACTCTCTTCATGAATCAATCCTCAGCGAGTTTAGCGAAGTAAGAGAGGTCGGGATCTTCCTCCTCTTTCATTGATTCTACACTGCTTCCAAACCCAGTGTTGAAACTAGGTTCCTCTTTGGCAACTGTCACTGTGTTGAACACTGGATCCTGCTCTTCCTCTTCCTGCACACGGGCAGTGCGAGTCTTACCAAGTACCAGATTCAGACGTGCTTCAAGGTCAGTGTAGGACTTGAAGTTCTTCTGAGCAGTGAAGTCAGCAAGGGAATACTGACTGTTGTAGATCTCTTCCAGACGATCGTCATCAAAGTCTCCGAGTGTAGATGCCGAAGCAAACTCAGAGCGATCATAGTTCCAGTAACCATCTTGCTTGACGATCTTCAACTTGAAGTCAGCACCCTTCCAGAAGTCGAAAGGATTGATGGGTGTCTCGTCTTGGAACTGGGGCTTCATTGCCTCAACAATCTTGTCGTGGATCTTCTTACCATACTTGTAGAGGAAGACACGACCTTCGTTCTCAGGATGCAGAGGATCCTTGACAACAAAGATGTTGGAGTAGTAAGAGAGTTTACGCTTCTGCTTACGTGCAATCTCCTTGTCACTATCAAGACCACTGTTCCACAGTGTGCGATTCAGATCGCCCACAGGATCTTTCTGGTTCAAAGTAGTGAGAGAGTTCTCAATATACCAACCACCAGGACCTTGGAATGCATGGGACCAGATCTGTGCCCATGGCAGGTCCTCACCTGTGGGTTCAGGCAGGAAACGAATGACTGCATAACCGTTACCTGCTTTGTCAACCTCAGGTTTCCAAAGACGTTCGTCAGGACCATTACCTCCTGAACCTTTGCTCATCTTATCCAGTTCCTTTGTCAGTGCTGCAATGGATCCGCTGGACTTTTTGAGAGATGAAAATGACATCGTATTCTCCGTATTGTGTTTTGTATTTGGTCTGTGTGTCACCTGACCAAGGTCATCATGACACACTATTTATGGGGTGTCAACCCCCATTCTGTAATTCTTTTTTCCAACCCAGGAGTTTGTCCTCCATGACTTGGAGGATCTGTAAGAGGTTGCTCTCGCCATCGGTGTAGAGATTAGACACGGTATCGATACGGTTCTTCATCTCTTGCACCTCCGTCTCCTCGTCACCATCTTCCTCAACATAATTTGCCATCATTTCTAGGCGTGAGTAGAATACTTTCTGCTTAGCAATGAGTTCTAATGTTTTATTAATGTGATTAATCTTCGCTTCATCATCAAATCCCTTAAACTCTTGCGACATTTTAAGGAGTTCTGTGTATGAAGTTTGTAGATCATTCAGTTCTTCTTGAACGATTTCAGATTTAAAAAAGTCTTCGGTCATAGTTTTACTCCTGCGAGATCTCGAATCGATCCCACTACTCTTGTGTATAGGTGAAGGGTCCCCTCCTGTTCACATTTAAGATGCCACCTAGACATAGTAAGCACTGCATCATATGTACCACCTGTCAAGAAATCATCTCCTGTGGATTTCAAGATAGATGTGAACAAACCATACCTGGTTTCTTTTATACGAAATGCATCATCAATCCACTCATAGGGGGAGGACTCCCCTGCTGGTTCGTTTGATGCAGTTGAGGTGTTGTGCATTTGCTTTGATCTTGTCTTTAAGTGGTTTACTAATTAGTTTGCTTACCATTTCAAACTCAATCTCATACTCTTCACAGACAGTAGCGACTGCTTCGATGTAATTGATGAGTCCATTGTTATTTTGTACTGTGTGTTCCACCAGAGCACTGAACTTGTTCTGAGTCATAAAGTTTTCTTCGAGTTCTTTCATCTATTGATACCCTCCTGAAAATAACGGTATTCTTTGATCCATTTGCAGAGAGTATCAATATACGGTATCTTATCATACTTCTCGACCACTTGCATCTCTCCATTCTCTGCCACAGAGAGGGTCACAAGTTTCTTTACTTCACAACCAGTCAACTCCCAGTACATGTAAGCATACGCTGCTTCCTGTACGAAATACTTTTTAAGAAAAGATTCTTTCTTCAAAGTACCTGTTGTTTTGAAGTCGATGATTGCTAACTCACCATCAAACTCAGCAATGCAGTCAACACGACCAGCAATGCATAGATCAGTAGAATACAAAGGGGCTTCAATAATATGAAGATTGTCGATACGATCAAGAGTCTCACGAGCAAACCCAAAAAGGTACGAGGCAAGACCTTCGCTTTTCTTAACTTTTTCAATGTTGCCTTTAAGGTAGTCTTCAACGATGCCATGATACTTGGTACCTCTCCATGATGATGTGCGTCTGATCTTTTCTGCTTCTGTGTACCCAACTCTCTGCTCCCACTTACGGATGCCTTCGATAGATTGATGACCTACGACAGTGGTGACAGATGGATACCAGTTACCATTGGGTGCTTTATAGAAGCGACCACGTTCACTGGTCCTACTTTCGAGTTCATTGATCTCAGCAGCAGGACCTACATAATTAAATGTTTTCATTAACTAAATCCAAGGTTGATTTTACTGACCAGGTACTCACGGACGAGACCAGATCGTACAATATCTTCAATCCCAAACTCAACACAGTCAAATGATGGCATGGTCTGTAAGATCTTCATGAAGTCTAGCACACCTGTGCGCTCATTAGATTTAAGCAAGTCCGATTGGTTGTAGTCACCAGAGAAAATAATCTTAGCGTCTTGTCCCACACGGGTGATGATTGAATCTAGTTCATGGAAATTCAAGTTGGAGAACTCATCTACGATGATGATACACTGATCAAGTGTCACACCACGAATGAATGATGTAGACCAGAATGATACAGTCTCTTGTGCTCTAAGATTATCATAGAGCATTTCAAACTGATTGTCATCTGGCATGGTAAACATGTACTTAACCATGTTCTTGTAAGGAATCTGATACCGATCACTCTTGTCTTCATGGTCGCCAGGTAAGAAACCAATCTCTCTTGTAGGAACAAGAGAGCGAACCATGTAGATCTTCTCGTATGGTGTCTCAGGATCTAGTACCTGCTGCATAGCAAGGTAAAGACTAATGAAAGTTTTACCTGTACCAGCAGCACCGTGCAGAACTAAGTTCTTACCCTCAGCGTAGGATTCAAACACTTTCTCCTGATTTTCAGTGAGAGGTTCAATAGTTTTCAGATGATCTAGATTGATTGGTTTCTTCCTACGCATCTGCTTTGCAGTCAGATTTGTGTTAGGAGTCTTACGCTTACGGGCAGCAGGCATATCAGGTATAACGTGAAAGGTTTGCTCGGGGGTGTTCGGATTGGATCTTAGACATTACTTCTTTGAATCCATCGGATTGTTTGGGTTTACCATAGGTAGTGCCAGCGATTCCCGCTTGCCAGTCCTTGTCCCAGTCAGGGTTATCTTTTCTCCATTGATCATATGCTTTCATAGTCATGGAGAACTCTTGTTTCTCACCTGTGTTCTTATTTATTACGTTATATGTAGGCATTAGTTTTGAGGTAGAGGTGTAGTTGTGAGCACCGTGGCTGAGGGTTTGGATGCTTCAAAGATCTTCCTGGCCTCAGATGCACAAGCACCCTGGACATTTTCTTTCAGTCTTTTGTTACCTGTACTAGGCAACTTGTATGTAATCTGATAGGGATACTGTTTCATAATCATTAGTCAATCTTTAAACAAGGTTGGAGGTCATCTTCATAACTATGGCAGTCGCGATCGGTCTTAGAGACCCACCCAAGCGCCTCTGAGACGATAGGAAACTTGCACTTGAAGTGACGCTTGCAGAGTTCTGCAATGTCCATGTGCTCCTTCTGAGTACCGTTAGAGGTACGCAGATT